AGAGCGATCTTGATGTTATCGAGGAAATCAGCTATCTTAGCTGGAAAACGAGGTTCCCCAAAACATTCAACAAGTTCAAAACCGTATTCTGTATATGTCACACCATAAATAGTCATATCTGGGCGACAAACCTCCATGACCTTAGCATACTTAATTGCCTGGTCCTTAACCTTGCGAGCGAAGCCACTGCCTCTGCCAACAACACGTTTACATTCAATAACGAGGAAAACTCCCTCATACATATATAGAAGATCTCCGCAACCGACACTGGACGCGATTACGTCGTATTCTTCCTTAAAAGGTTTACCGAGCACTTCCTTTACTCGGTTACATAAAATAGTTTCGTCACTAACAGCTGAGGTGGAATGGCTGCTTAGCGACTCAACAAAATCAATAGCGGACGGGACTGAAAAATCCTCTTGCTCAAATTCTTGGATTGCTCTTTTAGTTATAGCAAGTTTTGATTCCTTAAATTCATCAGGCACTGTATTACATTTCATGCCTTTGTACATAGTCTGGAGTTGCTTTAAGCTTTTTCCAGTAAGATGCTTGAGCGCCCACTCTTCAGGATTGTATGACTTCCTTCCCATTTGTGGAACGTATTTGTGTTTCCACTGTTCAACTCTGTCATCAAAATCCTCATCCAAAGTACGGCAAAACAAATGAGCTCTATCAGCTACAACTTTCATCTGTTCCCGTCTTTTCTCGAAGACTTCACGTCCGTGGAAAAACCACTCGCGTAAAGCTCCATCAACGTTCTGGCCACATACCTCAAGAGGTGTGACTTCCTTCGACTCTAAAATAGAGTGCAACGACTTAAAAATAGAAGATTCGTCGAGCACTCCAACAAAAACACCCAAATCCTCATCATATCTATCTTTACGCTTCAAAAAATCAGCGTCATATCTAGACATGAAAGGAACGGGATCTGACTCTTTGTCAGGCATGGTAAATACCATGTCATTAGCCTTTAATGTATTGGCCATTGAAACATGGTTGAACTTGTCATATCCAGGTCGAACAGACCCTTTGGCATCATCGCCATAGGTCATTAGGGTGACTAAATCTCTGAAACGTGCAGTACGTCCCAAAGAAAGCTCTTTACCAATTGTCTTCAACTCCTTTTGCGAATAAACATCATAGAAACAAATTCTATGTAGGAGAGAATTAACGATACTGTTAATATAAACAGTCATATTTTGCCCTGATGGGTTGGTTCCAAGGAAGCGAATAAGCGTTCCATTGTAAGCCACCAAAGGCGTGCACACTTCGTGCGCAATAACATTCATCCTCTTAAGGTCAGAAGATGTATAGTTGCCAGACCAAGTCGCGATCTTCATCATAATAGAGAAGGCTGAAATAGTCAACTGAGCTGGCATACGGAGATCATATTTTGAATAGTCTCCAGCAATGACCCGATCATCTCCAAACTTTGCCATAAATTTTGACAATTCATCCCACTCGGGTCCGTGAGAATTTACTCCAACTGCTGTCTCCGATACAAGTGGGTAAAGTGATAGGAAACGTGCTACTGGTAAAAAAGTACTTCCTAATAGCATATTGAAGTGCAAGGGGTGCAGCTTGGAATACACGCACCTTGTCTTTTGTAATTTTGGTTGGTTAGTCCTTAAGACTGGCTCCAAAAATCATGTTAAGCATTTCTCCAGAATCAGCCGTAGCTAAC